TTGCCCGTTCCACCAGACTGAGCTAGCCCGAATTGCCCCTTGACTACGGTGGTTTCACTCACCTTCGGCACCCGCCCTTGCTCAGCCTGGGTCACTGTGGTGTTCCAGTCTCCGTCTGGCGGCATAAACTCAGCCATTCGGAAGTGTAGTTAGCTATATAGTTGTGAGGCTCCTCCCCGGAATTACGGTGATTATTAATTAATGTAATGTTTAATAATGAGCATTTAGGGAAGTTAGTTGTAAAAGGGGAAGTTAGTGACGGTTTGTGGTGAGCCATTCTAATTTTGTGGTTTCCTTTATGAATATTAAAATTTGGGGGGGCGTAGGGGGGGTTTCCCCCCCCGGGGGTTTAAGGGGGCGGAGCCCCCTTTGTGCGCCTGCGTATTAGGGAGGCGGTGTTGGTTTAGTTTATTTAAATTAAAGAAACAGACTCTATTAAGTGAATTAATGCTGGCCTTTATTTATATTTTGATACAATGTCAAAGTTAACTAGGGGTTCTGGGACCACCCAGGGGTAAAAAGGAGGGTCTTGTGACCATACTCTAACAGGTCTTTTCATCCATTTTGCTAATTCTAATTCTGTTTCAAAATCTTTACCTGTTATACGTTTGTTTTTAGGTTTTGGTTCAAAAAGATATGCTCTTTTAATTAATTGGAAAGTTATGTGACCATTGTTAGTTGTTTGAGTCGCTGGAACTTGAGGAGTAGTTGTTGATTGTACTGTTGGAGCTGTTGGAGCTGGAGGAGTAATGCCTCTTTTTCTTCTTTCGGGGTTGTTTTCTCTTCTTGTGGTGATGTTTCGGTTGTTTGAGTTTGGATTCCATCTGTGAACATAGAGTAGTCATCAGTTGACAGTTCTTTAATTCTTTGTTCAGCTGCTTGTGTAAGTTGGTATCTTCTAACATCCCATTTGTAAAGCATGTTTTCAATGGAGGTTTGCGGGTCAATAATTTCATTTGATAGGAGCTGGTTATTGGGACTGGGGGTAATTGGCTGGTTGATGGGATCTGCGATGGTTTCCAATTTTGATTGGTTGCCTCCCCACTTAAAGAGAAAATCATATTTTAAGTATGCTTGTATGGATTGTTGTGTGTCTGCTTTGCATGTACCTGGGCCTGACATTAAAATGGTGTTTATGGCCTCTTCTTGAAATTTCCATTTTGGAAACCAGTGTTGTGTGTCATATGCTGTTATGTCTTCTGCGTCATTGTCCCATGGTGCTTGTCCTCTAATAAAGCTATCTGATAGAAATATGTATGGTGCAAATGATTCGCTTAAATAGGAACTTCTAACACATAAGACGTAGTCATTATCTAGGTTTTTAAGTTTTCCTAGTTTTTTTGTGTATTCTGCCCATCCCCAAAGCATTAACCATAGTGGAAAGTCTGACATTTGGTTGTCGGGGTCTTTTGGTAATTCCCAGTTATTATTTGTAACATCTGATATTGATTTCCAGTATATTATGTTGCCTGTTCCTTTGTCTTTATAGGGGTTATATCTTACATCTTGGTAATAGGGTTCTTGTTTTGTTACTACATCTTGACCTATAGTGTTTTGTATAGTTGCTTTTGCTAGTAATTGTGATGGGGGTTTTGATGATAAAAATGTGGTTTGAATAAAGTCAAAGTATTTGTAGTAAAAAATGTTTCCCCAAAGTTCTTTGTTTTGTTTGTAAGTGTCCCATCCTTGGGGACCTACTGTTGTACCGGGGTCATTGTAAGGTCCTCCGAGATAGATTACATTTTTTCTGAGTTCTTTTGTTATATCTATAACTCCGTTTTCTAGGCCGTAAATGTATGTGTTTTCTTTTGGTGTATATCCATTTTCTCCTCTGTATTGAAATGCGGAGTGTTGGAATAGTCTTGTATTTAATGTATGTAAGGTAATGTTTGTGTTAGTGCTTTTGTTGCTTATAAAAAAGCTTGTTAAACTTGTTGCTGTTGCTGCAAATCTTATTAATGGATATGTTGAGAGGTGTTGTTGAAAGTACCAGTTGGATTTAAGTAGTTTTGGTGGTTTTATAAAGATTCTTTTGTATGGTTTTCTTTTATGTGGTTGTGTTGTATAGCTAGGTACAGTTACTTTATTTTTGTACATCATCATTTTTAGTGGATGAAAGCTTGGATACCAATATTTTCCTGCATGTATTGATTCTTCTGTGTAGTATGTAAATATATAGTCTATGTTTGGTTGTCTGTATAATGTTATTCTTGCTCCCAAATATCTACAAAGATTTAGTCCGCTGTTTGTTTTTGACCAATGGTTCATAAAATATTGGTTTTGTGTATATAGATTTGCTAAAGTTATTTCTTGTAAACTCCAGCCTCCACCTCCTGGTGTGTTATGTGGAGTAAAACTGTCTTTGTAAGCGGCAAAATTATTTCCAAAATGTCCTTGTCCTGCTTCAAATAGCAATAGTAGTCCAGAAATTCTACATTTTCTAATATAAGAAGGTTGCCATTGAGTTATTCTTAGTTTTTTAAGTTTTTTCTTAAAAGTTTTAGTATAAAAAGGTTTTCTTACCCTTCGTTTTCGAAAGTTTCTGCGAAAAGTTGTTCTAAATCTCCTTCGTCGAAAGGTGTTTCTTCTTTTCCTGTAGTTCCAGTAGTTTCTTTTGTAGAATCTTTTTCTGTAGTACGGGGGCATTTTTGTTGTTCGATAAGGTAGTTTAGATGATCAATGGGGTGGTTGCAGCCGCAAATAATGTCGTGGCTTTGGTAGATGAAGTTTATCCAAATGTTTTCTTTTCCGCGGCCATTGTATAAAGATGGTTTTAAGTATTTGCTCATTCTGTAAAAAAGTTAGATTTTAAGTTTCTTGCCCGTTCCACCAGACTGAGCTAGCCCGAATTGCCCCTTGACTACGGTGGTTTCACTCACCTTCGGCACCCGCCC